ATGGTTAATAAAGTGAAAATTGCTCGTATTGAAAAGGATTTAACCCAAGCACAACTTGCTCAAAAAATTGGGGTTACTCGTCAAACAATCGGATTAATTGAGAAAAACGAATATAACCCAAGTTTACAGCTGTGTGTTGCAATTGCGGAAACGTTAGACAAAACTTTGAATGATTTATTTTGGGAGGATAAAAAATGAGTATTTTAAATTTTTTCGGGCTTGATGAATTCAAGCAGCAGCAAATAGCGAGGTTTATAGTGGAGGCTACGTTGCTACAATTAATGTTGTCTTTTATAATGATTGCCTTATATGTCTTTACATCCATTGAACCACTATTCCTAATGGTTATTCCATTTGCTTTGTTTTTATTTTATTGTGTCATTCGCTACATGCTATCTGGAATTGAATTTGCTGATGTGTTTACTGAACAAGAGTACAACAAAATGAAAAAACGAAATTTAAATTTCGCCGTCTGGATTTTCTTTGTTAATGGCTTAGCATTTTTCTTTATCGAAGAATCTCTATTAGAAAGTTCAATATTCGGACTCATATCGGGTATTCTAATGTGGAGTATGAATACAATATCATTAAAAAAATCGTATAAAAAAAATAAGCTGTTGTGATAGTCGTTTTTGATAAAGAACAATTCCCATATATACAGTTAATATACTAAAAATGTTGTCATACCAATGTATTAAGTGTTTTTCTGTATTTCATTCATATACACCTTTTTATGCACTATCGTTTGAACTTAGATAAAACAAAGCTTTCAATGCTGTTCAAAAGAAATTGCACTGGTTCATATTTTGAATAAAATCTTGCATATACAGAGGTGCCTTAACGTTATAAATCAACCTTTTCCTATAACATAGCCTTTTTCTTTATTGAACTAACGGGGTGCTTTAGTTAAACAAGACCATCATTTCGATGGTCTATTTTTATGTCTAAAACATCCAGTAGGCCTCGGTGATCCATTGTGAAATGTTACACTTAAACTAACGGGCAGTTTAGTTGAATAAGGGTTTGGTTAGCATAATAAGATTTTTGTTAAAATGGGAAGGTGGAAAATATATATGAAACGCTATATAAGTTTGCTGATAGCCTTGATTATAAATAGTTTATGTGTTCTCTTCATCGTTAATTTCGATAAAAACTTTACTCCTTATATTTGGTTTACATTGTTCTTCTGCATGGTGGCATTTTTTTGGAGTATGTACGAAGTTTATAAGGATAGAGGTATAACACAAATACCAATTTTATTAAACATTTTAGTTTTATGTGCTTTACTTACTTTTTTAGAAGTTCCTAATTTTATTTTTATAACAATGTTATATACATTTTCCTTACTTGTTTATTTTGTTACATTTGATAAGAAAGGAAAATTTTTTAAGACTTTGTGAATAGATCTACTTACGCTAACGGGGGCTTTAGTGCAACAAGTATTTCAAAAAATTCCCAAACGACACTTTGGTAACCAACACCCCATTTAATTAGATGCGGGGTGTTTTTTTGTTGCTTATGAATAAGAAATCCCCAAACGAATATTTAGTAACTTGCATCTTACAGAAATGTAAAGTACACTTAACTTAAAGTAAAGCTAACTTTACATGAAAAAGAGGATTTACTATCAAAAATAATATTAAGATTTTACGAGCTCAATACAGTATTACGCAGGACCAGCTAGCAGAAAAATTATCTGTTTCTAGACAAACAATTATTTCACTTGAAAAAGAAAAATATAACCCATCCATTATTTTAGCGTTTAAATTGGCAGAAATTTTTAATTGCAAGATTGAAGATATATTTATTTATGAGGGGGATTCTGAATGAAAAAAGCACGTGAAAATCATCTAACATACTTATTTTTAGCTATTATTATGATTCCACTAAGTATTTATATTAATTATCCGTATATTGTAAATGGTGAATTTCCAGAAGGAATTATGACTTTTTTCTTGGGAACAAGTGCGTTAATGATGTCTTATTTGTCACCTCATTTATTCCCGAAAGATGAGCGTACAAAAGAAATCATAGGTAGGAGTATGACAGTCAATTACTTTACATTATTCGGAGCATTCCTAATCCTGTTTTTATTAACTGGGTCACTAGGACCTCTTGTTTTAAGTGCTACGCAAGTTTTATTAGTTTTATTTTGCATTATGATTACGGCAATTCCATTAACGATGGTTATTTATTCGAAATTAATTTAATGATTAATCTATACAAATCCATACAAAATAACGTTCCCAAATGCAAGTTTGGAATCGTCCATCAAGCCACAAATGTTGTTAAAAACAACGTTTCGTGGCTTTTTGGTTGAACATTTNTTTATACGATATTTTATGCACTTTCTTCAAAAGTCAGTTATAGCAATATCTTAGTGTTATTCGGGACNNNNACAGCTGCACGATCGACTTTAATGAATAAAATCATGTATATTTCTTAACATTGTAAATCCGCATAAATCTGACGCTACCATTATAAATAAAGTAACATATTCAATTGCTTGTTAAACTCAAAAGCATATTTTCAACATGTGTTTTAATTGCTCGGTTAGCGTAACGGATGGTTATATCTTCACCAGCCGTAGCCACGATTACATCGCTAAAATTCTCATCTATTTTAACCCATTTTACAACACGAATTTTTTCTTTAGCCAGCAAACGTTTTTGGTTTAAATAATCATTACGCACACTTTTTAGTATGTTATCTATGATTGGTAAATAAACTATTTTCATTTTCATTTGCTCGGATTGCTCCATTTTACTGTAATCCGTTTGAAGTGATTGTACAGCTAAATCTAATACTAAATATTCATGTACTAATTGACGATGGTCAATATTTAACATTAGATTACCATCCCTTCTTTATGTATCACCGGTACAGCAGCGAGAACGTTATCGATAATAAAAGTACGTTTTGCCTGTTTCGTGTAGCAAAATGCCTGGAACGAATTATTGACCATTTTAATGATTTTCACACGTCTTTTTGTTACTACACCACTTTTAGACATATACATCATGTCAATCAATTGATTACGTTGCATAGCTTTTATTAGCTGGTCTTTCATTATCTTCACCCCTTAAATAGAACGTTTATTTGTACTTACATTATACGCACGTTTGTTCTATTTTAAAAGGGGCAAAATTTCTTTTTGAGCTATTTTATAACATGGCTAAAATTGTGTCAGTTGTTAATTTTATTTTTTTGAGACAATGAATGTATGACAAAACAATATGGGGTGATGATATGAATATTTTAGGTATGTTTTACTTTGTTGCATTCGTTTATTTAGGTTTAAAACACCGAGATAAAAGAGTGTTCTTCTTAACTATTGCATTATTATTTTCATTCTCTGTATAACTGAAAGAAGCTCAGGTTCACATTACTTGAGTGCCTGGGCTTTTTTAATATAACAAAGCTGAAAAATCCTTTTCTTGTTTTTCATCAAATCAAATAATAGAAAAATAGTTATAAATAGGTATAATTATATAAATACATATTTTTGATTAATTTGGTGAAAGGTGGTTGAAATTAAATGAATGATAGTTTAACTGCGATTTTCGAAGAAATATCCAGAACAGAACAATTACCAGTAATTTTCGCTGGTTCAGGAGTAAGTAAAAGATATACAACAAATAAATTCGATTGGAAAGGCCTTTTAATCCGTTGTATTTCCGAATATTGCGAGGACCTAGAAAATAAATATCGGGAATATCATACTAAAATAAAATATCAACTTGAACAACAAGGGGAAATGATGGCTTCATCTATAAATGAAGCTATTGGCAGCGAAATTGAAAAAGATTTTAATCTCGCATACTACAGGAAAGAACTTAGAAATGTATCAGTTCCCACTGATAGTAATCCATTAAAGTTCTTCATTTCCACATTACTACAAGAATACACATTAGATGAAGGCATGAATGACGAAATTAGACTTTTTAAAAGTCTTGAATCTAAGATGCTTACAGTGGTAACAACGAATTATGATAGCTTTTTTGAAAATCATATATTCACTAAACATGAAAAAATTGTTGGTCAAGACGTATTTAGCAAATCTGAAATGGGGACACTTTTTAAAATTCATGGGTGCGTTAGTCAACCAGACTCAATTGTTATTACTAAAAATGATTATGATATATTTAAAAAGAAAAGAAAAATTCTTTCAGCAAAACTTATAGGCCTTTTCACAGAAAATCCTGTTATTTTCTTAGGATATTCTCTGCATGATGAAAATATAAAATCTATTTTAATGGACATTTTTGAGTGTTTGGATAATCCAACTGAAGTTAGCTTATTAGAACAGAGATTAATTATCATTAATTATGATGAAGGTTCAGAAAACCCTGTCATTGGTACACATAGTCTAGCTATCGGATCTATACAAATTAATATGACTAAAGTAACTTTATCGAGTTACCTACCATTATTAACTGAAATGCAGCAACTTAGCAGGAAAGTTAAGTTTAAAGAGTTAAAATTAATAAAAGATTTAGTATATGAAGTAGTTCATTCAGAAGAAGGTGCGAGTAAAAAACTTGTTAATTTAGTGGATGATGATGAATTGACTGATGGTAATGAAATTATTGTAGCCATTACAAAAAAAGATGATGTTTTGTCTACGTTTGGGATAATAGGTTTATCAAAAGAAGCTCTCTTTGATGATTTATTGCATAACAATTTAGTGCTATCTAAAGCACAGAAAAAAATATTAATCGAAAACCACGTTCCAAATCTATTGAAGGGCAATGTTTCCCAACCTATCCATAAATATCTTCGCGAACTCGAAGTAGATTCTATACATTTAGATGAAAGTGTTAAAGAATTAATAAATAAACAACCCGAAGACTATTTAAATAAAGCTATTAAAGCTTATAGAGACGGAGAATATTCTCAATACTCATCTATGTCATTAAATGAAATTTGGGAATTGGACATCTCTGGGTACAAAAAAACACATATTTTCGTTTTACGAAGTATAGACTCACCAGATCCGGAAGAAATTAAAGAGTTCTTATTGAAACATGAAGATGATATAAAATCAATTAACGGCGGACATACTTTCTTTAGAAAAATGGTTTGTATTTACGATATAAGAAAATATAAAACGCCCATTGAGGGTAGTGCGAGTTATACTCACACCTCTCGATGAGCGCCTATGTATGAATTTAATATACAACACAGTTATTAACAATGTCAATATCATTATATGAACCTGGTTACATCTTTATTACTTGCCTCGTTATTTTTTAGTGCGTTTCAAAACAAATATAACTAATTGCCTCGCTAAATGATGAGGGTATTTAGCAAAAATAAAAAGCTCAGTTACTCAATTATGAGTAGCTGAGCTTTGAATCATTTTCTAATATTATAAAGCATCGTTATAACTTCTTCTCGTGTGGCTGGACGTTTTAAAAATGTACCATCTGATATACCATTTACTTTTGCCCACTCGACCGCATCCTTCGCCCATGACGCTGGTGCTGCTTCTTTTTCATAAACATCTTTCACCACAATTTCAACCTCCCTAGATTCATCTTTTACAATCAATTGTACTTTCGTTTTACTGTTAGAAGGTACAATAACCTGTCCTTCAAGCTTATAGCCCGTTGGCACTGACCAATTAGCCTTAACCTCAAAATGTGGACGGTCAATATTTTTTGACCAATCGCCACCCCATGTGATTCCTAGTTTACGAGCAATCGCACCAACTCTATTTAGCGTAGATAAATCATACAAGGACTTTGGAAGTCCAACAGCGATATCCCAAGCCAAACGACCGCTGTGATTACTATTAAGTGTCCAAGTAACAACCTGCCCAGGTCTTGTACGACCCTGAGCATACAAATACTTTTGGCGTTCGTGACTGCGGTAAGTCTCCGTGATAAAAATATCTACAATCCCCGCTTTATAGCATTCCTGGAATAATAAACGGCACGCTAATTGTGCTACCTGAGTAAGCTCTGATAAATCACGACAAGTTGTTGTTACGCTCATTTTCCATCATCCTTTTTAATTACTGCTTTTAACGCATCAAATGTACCACTAGCTGCAAGCCCAGCAATCAAACCAACGACTAACATGTAATAAAAATCGTACTCACTTAATGGCCAAACAATTAGAGCAATAAAAATACCGACTACAATAGATGTAATCGGCAAATAACGAGTTTTAATTGTAAACGTTTTTTTGAGCACCTCTACCACCGACGTGACGATTGCTACCAATGTGATTGCTACTAAAATTAATGTTGTTAAATCCATGTTATGCACTCTCCTTATTCACTGTTTTTTCAAGCATTTCTAACCGATTATTTGTTTCTGTTTTTAATTCCTGTAAATTATTTTGCACTCCTGTAATCGCATTAATCATTTCTTTTTGCGTGTCCACAATATTACTTGAAGCAGCAATCGATTTATCTAATTGATCGCTTAATCGTTCTTCGCGTTTTTTGGAATCGTCGCGATGCTCTTTATCTAATTGGAGTAAACGATTCTGTCCATCTTTCATATCTTTCCAGACGTGCCTTGCCACTAAAGCTAACCCGATTAGTAATAAACCTACTAAATACACCCACGGATTACTACTAGCTGCCATACCCTCCGCTAATTTTGTACCACCTAACACTGTTGCCCCCAATGTCATGTTTTCACCGACCTTTTACAATTTTTAACGTGCTGTGAGAAGTATCGAAAAACTACTTTGTGGGTAGTTGCCCGTCTCGAATGCGCCCACGGTGCTTGTTTAAAACATAAAAAATAACGCTAGTCGATTGACTGCGTTTTAATATATTTTTGCTATTTTATTTTTAACCTGTTACTACGCATTTTGCGAGTGAAATGCATTTAACTTTACAGGCATTTCAGGTGTATCTCTTTTCAAATAGAAATCTTCTAATTCTTTTTGGATCAAAGCGTTTTTATTATTATCTTTTTTAAAACTTTTTTCTTCTGAATTAGCTGTCACATAAATACATTTAGCATGCTCTTTAATTGCATACTCACGAAGTTTATTAAAATAATAACTGGCTATCCCTTTTTTTCTCAAAGAATCCATATGAACGTGTAACAAAACTAATCCTATTCTGGGAGTAACTTTTCCTGGAGTTTCCCGATTAGATCTAAAAAAATCCATCGAGAACAAAACCTTATCTTTATTTTCATCATATAGACAAAACCTCACGTCTCCGTCCTTGCAATAAAATCCATTCCTATCAGTGTTATTTAGCCCATCGTCATCAAATTTAAAAATAATATTACTTTTATTTGATTCAAGGCATTCGGGTAATCCCCAGCTAATAATATACTTTTCCATATTGATATTTTTCATTTGATATACCACCTTTTTATTTTTAGTATATCAATGTTTTCAAATTAAGAATTAATTTACATACATAAAAACGAACTTTATTTTACATTTTTATCGATAAAATGAAAATTTGTTCTTTTACAACGATTACTTACGTTAATGCCGCAATCTCACGTTCAGCAATTTCAAGCTCTACGTATGGTTTTAATTTCACAGGTGTAACATCTGTAATAGTTCTTACACCGCCTAAAATAGATGTAGAGTATGCTTTCGTTAAACGTTTTTCTGCTAAAGTTAATCCTTCTAAATGTGATTCTGACATATTAAATGACCTCCATTTCCATTAGTAATGTAATCATCTTAATTTTNNNNGTTTTAGAGAGTCTAGTAATTGCTGTGATTCGCGTTCTTCTTTTTCTTCTTGAGTTTCTCCTTCAACCCATTCTTCTCCATTCCATTTTGGACGTTCGAAAAATAATGGTTGCGGTAAAGGTGTTAAACAAAAGTCAGCTTCATCAAACTCTTCACTATCTTTAAATTCGACAGGATATCGTTCAACAATAAAACCATTATCATCAATTTTACATATCATGTAATACCTCTCCTTTACGCATCTGTTCTAAAAGATGTGTTTACTAACATGTTAAAATTAGAAGCGCCTTCACCCCACATAACTGTATTTCCATCTGGATGGATTGACATGTATGATACCATACCTGTTCCTGTTCCTATTACAGACTCTACCTGACTTAATGGTCTATATCCTACAGGCAAAATAAAAGCAGTTCTACTTGAGTTACCGTCATTCCGAAACACTCTCCCACTTATGCGTACAACTCCAGCATTGTCCTTATAATATTTCAGAGGAGCCGCTGCATCTTGTCTCCATCCAGCTTGGAGGACTGCCAATGTCGGAGTTGGTAATTTTTTGATAAATGTAACATCTTCCCAAGGTCCCCATACACCGTTAAGAAGAAAACGCTCATATGTTTCTTTAGGGCGGTCAGAAAAAGGTCTAACCCTTTGAATCATATATTGCTCGTTGTGAACTATAACCTCACCCATATACCAATTCGCAGACGGCGCTCCCGATGGTGAATTCCACATATTAGAACCCATATACCATCCATTAGATGTTGCGGTATTCCAATCACCATTGGTTAGATTCTTACATGTCTCACCTAATCGCCCACCGTTAACTGCTACAGAAGCGGCATTCCAGTTGTTTTGTTTCGCTTGGGTTACATGTCTGGCCTCATCTTCCAAATGCGTAGTAACTTTGTTATCTACATTTGCAATTGCTTTCGATAAATTTGTTAAATCTATTCCTCCTAAAGCATCAGATAGGACTTTTAATGCTGCGTCAATTTTGTCTGCATTTTCATTAAGGAGTTCAACATCGCCAAACTCCTCATAAGTTGGTTTTTTTAAATTATAATTAGGTGTCATTTTCATTAAAGCACCCCCTCCTTAATCTGCCCCCATGTTTTTGATTTGAGCTGTCCCCAGGTAAACTGCTTAATCTGACCCCATGTGTTATAGCGCAATTCAACAGTCAATATCATATTTTGCGGTGTAATTCGCTCGAGCAATACTTCTGCAGCTTCAAACTGTCGCTTCACTGTTAACTCCATTCGTACTTTCAACCACTTTTCGGCTACGTTTCGCTCAAGCACATACTGTCCTTCACCTAAAAGGCTATCAAGTAGCTGTTTTAATACTTTATAGCTGTAAGGTGCCTGCTCTTGATACCTCGTTAAAATACGGAAGCGACGCGTTTCAATCGATTCAGATTCGCCAGCTTGAAGCTTTAACATTTTTTCAAATCGATTGGCACCGTCTGAATTTGCAGTAAGCACAAATTGATTGTTTAAAGTATTTTCGATCTCTTGCCAGAAGGCTTCAAGGACTGGCTTTTCTACTTCTGCAACAGCGATAATTTCTTTTATTTCGTGAAGAATTGGTGGTAGATAATCTAAAATATCAATCTCTCTAGCCACTTACAGTCCCCCTTACCGGTATAGACTCGTTATTGACTTCGATATTAGATGTGCCCCCATTTAAAGTTGTATTACCGATATCTAAAATGCCATCGATTCCGAGCAAACGATACTCAATTTGAGATACACGTACCACTACTCCCATATTGTCATTTTCACTTTGAGCCCATTCCTTAGCTAACTCTTTTAAATAATTATCAATGACACTCTGTACGCTAGCTTCAATATCTACCCATGACCAACCACTTTGATAAGTGATGTTAAGACCGATATTTATTGCCGATTGACTAACACCAAAGACAGTAACGATATGGTCTATTGGAGCCGTTCCAAGACCTTCTCCCTGCGCATGCAATGGATCTACAGTTTCTTGTACTTGACCAATTAGTGTAGTTGATGGCACTTGATATTCCGAGTTGATGATGACAATTTTTACTGTACCTCCACCGTTCCACGCCCTGTAGACACGGACTCCGCCAACGCCCGGTAACTCCAATACTTTTTCTTTATAGTCAGCTCTATTACCGCCAAATGCAGTGGAGCCAAAACTATTAAAATATCGTTTGCGAAAGGTTTCTGTGTCCTCTTCATCTTCACCTGGTACAAGGAGGTCTGATAGAGTTGCCGTTTCCAGTCCTTTGATGTATTCGATTGGGATGAGTTGACCAGAAAATAGATTACCTACAATACCTGATGTTTCGCATTGTAAAATGAATTGACCTAAAGAAGTTCTTTCAACAACTTCATAATTTAGGTCATCTAAACTAAATCGACCGCCGATGGGTACATCGATGTTAAATACACCTTTTCTCATGGCATAAGTAGCTTCATGGGGTTTTAATCCACGTTCTGCTGCGCGTCGTATTAAATACTCGCGGGGTGCTGTATCGGCAAACATCATATCGACAAAGTTTTTTAAGGTAACGAGCATTTGGATAGTTTCAACACTATTGGCTGCTGTCGCGTTGTAAATCATAGAAGTAACTTCTCGCTTATCTAGCGCATCATCTATACCCGCCATTTTTTGAGCCATTAGATCTTCATAAGTGATATCTATATTTAGTGCATCAGCCATCAATAATCCACCTCCTTCTCTGTTGTAATTGCCCCGAAAATGGTGTGAGCAGTAAATTGTACGTGTACTTTATTTTTCTTTGTATTGACGACAAACGAATCAACTTCATTAATGCGGTCATCATGGAGCAAACATTCACGTATACGGCGTTTTACTTCACTTGCCACATAAGCGGTCGATTTGCCAAATAAATCATGAAATTCAACACCAGCGTTAAATGAGTAAATAATATGAACATATCGCTCGACTGAGAGCAATAAAAAAATCGCTTGTTTCATAGCTTCAAGTTCATCCACGAAGCCGACACAGCGATTCTTATCTACTATTAAATTGTAGTTTTTAGATGGCTCAATGACTTCCTCGAAATCCGCAACCAAATCATCATTTTCGATGTGCCTTGGAATCATCAAACCACCTCTTTATCAATTATCAAATATTGTTGACCGCCGTGAACGCGAATCATCGTTACCTTATCGCCGTCAACCAGACCGTTATGGATTAGAAACTTTTTACGTCCTTTGTATTCGTGATTGTGCGATTCGAATGCAGCATACTCACTTCCACCTGAACGATTTTCAGTTACGTGGTCTACGGTCATATCAACTTCATAATCTATGACTGCTCGCGTTAATTTTAAATGTTCTTGCTCGAGCACTAACTTTTGGTCAATGCGAACTTTTAAAGGGGCGACGCTTTCCACTGTGCCATATACAACAGTAGATAACTTTTGAGCATTTACAGAATCCAATACAATTTGACGTATAGAACGAATAATATCAGACATATCACGCAACGAAATCACCACCAATCAGTTTAAGGTCCATCTGATGCTTTGACTCATAGAACGAATGCTTCACGGTTTCGACCATCATAAATTTAGCTACGGATAAATCACCAAGGTACAATTGCACACCTAAAGTTGAGCCGCCACGTACTCGTACATCGCCAAATACTTTATTAATGTGTAACTTACGTGTTCTTTGATTATAAAGAGCGAGTAATGCATCTGCCTTAACTTTTCCATTCTCGCCTTCTTCTAGCGATTCTGTTAGCTGCAACATGCCCCATTGATTTATATTTTTGCTATCCTGAGCAATGTAGATTTCACGTTTACCTTTTTTCTTATCCTCGCGATAGATTTTAATTTTATTGTATGTCTTTTCATCAATGGACGTAGTGTATTCAAACGTTTCGCCGCTTTCTTCATCAATTAATATGTTCAACTTCATGTCTTTTACTTCACGTAAAAAGAGCTTACCGTATTCATCGTATAGGACATATAACTTACCTGTGTGCTTAGTTGTTATAGATAGCGCATTATCCATAATTGTAAATAACTCTTGATTGTCCTCAACACGTGGAGAAATTACATGTTTTGTATCATCAATGGCTCCAGCTTGTAATTTGAAATCGGTAATCAGCATTTTAAGTACTTGCGCAGCCGTTTTTCCTTTGTATGTGTACGTATCTTTATTTTTAAAGTAACGTAGCTGATCATAAGCGGTAACACTGATAATACGATTATCCGAACGCTTTTTAGTAAACACAAAGCCGAAAAATATCTTATGCCCATCATAATCAAAGCGCACTGCATCCCCTTCGTGGAAACTTATAACCTCATCTTTCAGGACGTTAAAAGTGAGCTTTCCAGCAATCCCTTTTCGGTGCACCTCCCACACAACAGGTTCCTGTACGACACATTCAAAAATATTCCCCTGAGATAAAATAAGTAACTGATATTTACCCAAGTTTAATCACCTGCCCTGCTTTAATTAGGTTTGGATTAGATAGGTTATTCAGCTTAGCAAGTTGGGTAGATTTAGAGCCATCACCCAAATACTTTTTAGCAATAGCCCATAACGTATCGCCCGATTTAACAGTATGCGTTTTCGGTGTTTCCTTGCCTGTTGTTGGGCGTGATTTCTCAACGGTAGCCTTTTGTTTGGTTGTATCTGAACTACCTGTAGCCGCTTTGCTAGGCTCATTTTTGATGTTTAACTTTTTGGTACCGTATGGACGAAATTGCTTTAAAGGGATAGTTACTTTGATATCAAAGCCATTTTCTGCATCCTCATCAATCGTATAGTCCTCTAGCGATACCGTCATATTTGTATCAAATAACAAAGAGCCATCCGGTTTCATTCGATTAACAATGAACTGGAACGGCTCTTGTGCTGTTTTTAATTTTTCTAGTTTTTCAAGGTAATGTGAAGCTGGTTGAAAGCCATCCGGATAAACTGCAAAAGGATATTTAACGTTTGGAAACTCCACTTCAAATTCAATATCCGTCAGTCCTGCTTTTTTCAGGATATTAACCTCACCCTCGTTCATGAGGATGAGGGTTTCATTTTTGTTGTTAATCTTCATGGACATTGAAGGTGGCGCTATTGGTAGCTGCACACCATCAAGGAAAAAATTATACATCTACCTCGCCTCCTTCCGCTAAGATTTCCGCTACTTCTTCTACCTTTTCACCGAAACGATCAATAACCCCATCGATATCCATTTCGGAATTGATGTGGTTCTCATTTTTCATATCAACTTTTATTTCTGCTGTTGTGTAGCGGTTGATGGCTTCACGCTCTGCAAGGTCACGAAGATATTTAAGCTCGTCCACCGTACCGTCCATTTTCTTTGCCATCTTTGCAGTATTCTTAGCTGTATCTTTAGCTGCTGGTGAATCATCGGCTAAGTTATTTAAAATATCATCCCAATCTTGAGATGCTGGAGGCTTTGGTGGTCCTTGCACAGGTTTGTTGTTTCCGAATAAATTATCACCCCAGTTATAACCCGCATCCCAAGCGCCACCTAGAGATTTTAAATTCATCTTAGGTGCTTCCCAGTAATCGGCTGGTGTCTCTCCTACCCAATCATTTATGCCGCTTTTAATGCCGGATAAATCACTAGTGATCGATTCACGATATGAATATTCGGTCCCTTTTCCTAACCCCAACGTACCGGCTACACCATCCGGAAGTATCTCAATAAACTTATTCCACGCTCCAATTGCTAGATTTACCGCTTTGATTATCGCGTTTACAAAAGATGTCGCAAATGCATCCCAGCCACTAGACATAGCAATTGCTTGATCTAAGAAGTTAATAGTTAAATCGCCAAATAACTTTTTAACTGAGTACATAGGATGTTGCCAAACGTTTACAAAAAATTCAGCTATAGAAGCGAATATATTCCACCAAAATGCAATCTGATTATAAATGTAAGTTCCTAGCACCATAAATGCACCAGCAACAATACCAGTTGCGCTGATCGAAGTTCCTGCGAAATAATTTATCGCAGCTATTGCCCCATATAAGATAGCAATCAATACAACTATTGCCATTATTACTATGAAAATAGGATTTGCTGCTAGCGCTGCATTTAATCCCCATGCAGCCGCAACCATTGCCCATGTGGCACCCGTACCAGCACCAGTAGCAGCTGTATATAACAATGTTGCTGTTGTATTAATCGCTTTCCACGCGAATGCTGCCATTTCTGCCAACTTTACAGCACCTAAGGCACTTGCGTAACCTAAAAGTACAAGAGTAACTGCACCAATAACAGGTCCGATAGTTGACCAACCATCGTACACAAAACCAGCGACAGACCCCAAAATATCCAATGTCGCTATAGCTACATTTGCTAACGTATCTAATGATTGGACTGCATTGTTTACGAACTCATTTAATTTATTGCTATTAGCCATCTTTTCTAACTTTTTAAATACATCATCAAAAGCTTTGATAGCGTGATTACTAAATGATGTCCATATTTGTTCCCACGTTTTGGGCATCATTTCGAATTGCTCTACGATAGAATCCGTCGCACCTAGCATGGCGGCTTTTACAATACCCGCTGTAATCTCACCGTTGGATGCCATATCTCGGATTCGACCGATTGGTACGTCTAAATAATCGGCTATAGTTTGGATAACGTTTGGAGCTGCCTCGAACACAGCATTTAATTCCTCACCACGCAGAACTCCCGAACCAAGCGCTTGGGTCAACTGCAAACTTGCGGACGCCATTTCTTGTGTGCTTGCGCCAGCAATCGTAAATAATTTATTTAGATTTTCGGCAAATTGGATTGTTTCCCTATTATTCGAAAATGAATCTTTTGCACGCAACCCTAATTGAGCGACGATATCAGCAGTATCTAAATATGATGCCCGTGAACGTTCAGCTGATTCGAAAATCATGTCTTGCAACTCCGCTGTTGTTTGCAAACCATCATTCATCATATTAAGTCGTGCTACTGTACTCGTCATCGTATCAGAGAGACCTAAAATATCCTTCCCAGTTTGAAAACTTAAATAAGCAGCGGCAACTCCGGCAATTTTACCGAGCATGCCACTGGCGGCGGTGGTTCCATCTCTTATGGATTGATTAAAACTTTCTTGTTGTTGGTCCGCTTCTCTAATTTGCGTTTCGATATCATTAAATGCAGCTTCTGCTCGAGCAAGTTCAAGTCTAGCGATTTCAATACTCGATGTATCGACTGCATTTCCCGATGCTTGTTGTAGATGCTCAAAGCTATTAATTGTTGCTTGCATAGCTACATTCATCGATTGGAACGCACTTGATAGTCCGTCTTGAATTTGTATTGCCGTACGGATAGTTGCCATTCGTTTCCTCCTTTCCTCCATAATAAAAAGCGCTCAAATTATGAACGCTTTACAATTCGACAGTAACTCTGCCTCTATCTTTCAAATTATAATATTCGTTGTTGAACATAATGGCTTTAGGTTCCGATGTAGCTTCAAATGAAATGAAATCAATTTCATCTGAGGAATTAACATAAGAAAAGATTAAGTATTTATCGATAACCTTACTTTCTTTCTCTTTTGTACGTCCTCCAACCATCGCTCCTAAAGGGCCAAATAAAACATATCCACCAACAGCTCCGCCAATGCTACTAGAGTAGCTCTTTTGAATTTCAATACTCGTTTTCATCAACACATCTTTAACTTTCGAGACAGGAAGTTCAAAAGTTTCTTGGTTTCTTTCGAAAATAATTTTATCTGTACATCTATAAACAAACACTTCCGAACCTTCTGCTAACGGCAAACCAGCCATGTGCTTCAATGAAATACAAAGATCTGCACCTAACAAATGTTGTCGTGCCTTTAAACCAATAACTTTACTTTCAACATCGAATTTTTCTTTTTCTTTATCAGACTTCATTTTTTTCATTGCGAGTTTACGGTTTTCGTCAGCCTCTTTTGCTTCGGGACCGAATATTTTTTATACCCCTTGATTAAAAATACTTCTAACAAACCAACGAGCAATAACATAACTCCTACAATTAAAAAATCTGCACCTTTATAACCCTCGAAATTCAAAATAACGTTAGATAATCCATAAATAAAGTATAGGCCTACCATTACTGTCATCAAAAGATAAAGAATCTTTTTCATCAAATCTCCTCCTGTTACTAATATACCCAATATGGAGGGGTTTTCCTATCATTACTTCCCTTTCCTTTTCCCGTTCCGCTTAGACTCATTTTCAGCTTTTTTATCTGCCTCCATTTTTATTTGGACAGCAGCAATCACAAAGGCTTTTTCATACTTTGGTAAGGAATCATACTCTGACGGCCACTTACGCAATTTGTGCATACAATAGTATGCTATATTCGCGTCATAGTCGCCGTCATTAATTAGTTTTTTGCTTCTTCTACCGCCTCGTCCATACCTACGTCGAATCCATTTGCATTTTGAACGACTTTCAGAAACTCAGCATATTCACCAGGAAGAAGCATTTTCTTTAGCAACATCTCTGCCCCCATAACGCCATATGAAGTTTGAACATCCTGGTCGTTCAAATTCGGGTAAATTGTACATTTTACGGCTAAAGAAGCTAAATAAGCATCGTAATCTGTTGTAGGTGTAAACATATTTTTCTTCCCTGGCACAGGTAATCGTTTAGTATGCTGTTTACGTAGTGCTTCATCTTCATCAGAAGAAATTGCACCGATTTGCCATGGGATTGGTTGTTTTGTTTCTGGATTAATAAAACGTTTCGATACAATATGTTCTTCTGTTTCCGCCTTGATTGCATTCTGTGATAAAAAAGCTGTTAAGTTTGTCATTATTAATCACCTTATCCTTTTAATTTTTGTCTAGAAAAAGCCCACAAAGCAAGCTTCATTAAGATTGCATTGTGTTCAAAATAGAATAAACCTCAGGTAATTCAAATCGTTCAAAAGTAAAATCAACCGAGTCCTCTAAATATTCAGCGTCAGCATCCAATAACGCAACAATACCGCCATCCATATTGCAATCTTTTAAGATTGTCGTTTGGCGACCGACAGAAGCGCTTTTATCTTCATTTGTCACTTGGATATCAAAATAAATATCCTCACCGGTTTCTTGGTAACGGTAAAGTAATTCTCGGAAAATGGATGTGTTGTAATGGAATGTTGCCGATCCAGTTCCTTCGCCACCAGTTGCTTTATTCCCTTTCGAAACACGCCCCATAATAGGTACTTGTGTTTTTGTTTTATCAAAGCGCGCCTCTAAATTAATTAGGTTAGCAAATAGATAGCGATTATCTCCAATCGTTACGAAAGCTCTCCCTTGTGCGCCTTGAATCGCATCCTTAGCATGCATTGTTAAATCTGCCATAAACTTATCCCTCCATTAAGCTACTGTTGTTGTAATGTATAGTTGCGACATGGCTACAGTCGGTTCAACAACTTCATTAACGACAACTGCTTTTTTTGAATTGCCCGGTTCTACTATTACTTGATCCGATACGAAATTTTGGATAGCTCTAATACCTACCAATTCATTTCGATGCGCCACAATGTCATTCCAAAGTGAGATACGGCCGTCCTGATCATTCGGCACTTTACCTAAATAACGAGAATTAAATAGTTGTGCAGTATCGATAGCAATTTGATCTAGTACACGGATTACTTGATTCATGCTGAAATCTTCATTTTTATCCGGTGTAAATGAGGTGAACGTATTTACATCTTCTAAAACATTGATATCTTCACCAACGCGATGGAACACATATTTACCCGCTTTTAAAAGCGCTGTTAATTGCGATTGCGTTTTTGTTTCAGTCATATCTAGCGTGTGCTCACCTGTGTACGTTTTATTAGTATTTGATTTATTAACTGCTACACCAGCCTGTACACCGGTAGCCCAGTAAACAGCACCAAATACTTCTTCCCCATCGCCAATTGCATCGTTTTGCACATCAATGATTCCCTCGTGATCCATTTTTCCAAGCTTGTGCCCGACTAGTTGGAATTTACCGCCTACAGTGTCTCGGATGCGTTTTGTGTACTCGACGTACAACGATTTGATTGTTGGCTCACTAGATAGGCAGCCGAGTGTGTTAAACCCATACGCTTCTAAATCATCTAGCGCCGTTTGGTGAGGTGTGCCTGCCGTTACCGCTGTAGCTCCATTATCGCCACCAGCTAACGGTGTACCCGCTGTTACTGCTAACGTTGCATCCGCTTTAAATACAACGAAATCATTTGGGATTAAATCAGCGGCAGTAGCCACCGTTTGCTCATCTCCTAAAATCGCATCGATATATGTCAACACGTCAAAATTAGTAGGATCATCAACATTCGTTTGTACAACAATACGAATATCGTTTCCACGAATCCCCTTATATTTCGCTTTAGCAAGTTCATTTTCAGCAACCTTACCGCCTAAGTTTAGTTTCGCAAAGAACACGGTAATAGCACCTTTGAATAGATCACGTATACCTTTTAACTTTAGATGCGTGTAATCGTAGCCGAAAATCTTCAAGGAATCTTTCTGTAAGTCCTCTAACGTTACGGTAAATACACCATTATCCTGCCCCCAATCTAATGCGATTGGTTGCCCTACATATCCACGGTCGGATAAGTTTACGAAAGCTCGTTGGGCACTAATGAAATTGTGGTACGTTCCTGGTAATGCTTTGTTCTGTGTTAAAAATGGACCTCCACCTAACATTATTTCTTCACCCCTTCATCGAATGTTTTTAGAATCTCATCTACTTGTGCATAAGAATACGCCTTGCCATTCTCTAGCAAAGCGTTCAGTGCATCTCGTCGATGTTCGTATTTTTGGCTTTTTACCAGTTGTTCTTTTGTGAATAATGGCATGACTGATTTAATAACTTCGCCAGCCATTTCAGCAGTTGCGTTTACTTTTGCCAACTGAATCATCCTTTCGTTTTTTGATAATGCTCCAAAGAGCCCATGAGCGTTTTTGCATCAACTTCCTGTAAAAAGAAATCAAATCTCATGAAGTTATGAGCTATACCATCGACAACCTCACTATTTGCCCCACGCGCAAGCACTATGGAGCCGTTAAGTAACGTGACATCCTTTAACGCCTGTTGGACTTTCAAAGCCATATTAGCGCTTTCTGACGCACCTTTTTGCGGGAAATATTGTACATTGTATAACGGCGTTACTTTCCACCTGTCACCAATTTGCATGATGTGCTCAAAGCTCAAAAACTGAATAAAAAAACAAGGTGTCGCAAAGTTTTGCGGTACCTCGTCCATGTATTTTTTATAGCCACTACCGAAAACTGCTTGGAGCTTTTGGGAAATCGCCACTGATATATCGTTAATTTCCATCGAAAGTCTCCCCTAGCAATTTCGTTAGTTTCTTCTCAAGGATTGCTGGCGCTATGCGTTCTACCTCATCAGCGCTGATTGTCATCATGAAGCGACCGTTTACCCAACCTTGATGATTTCTAGTACGATGGCCGAACTCGACATACTGTGCATATTCTGTAGGGTTGATAACTTCAATTTCGAAATGACTACCGTTTTTCTTAACTTCACCGATAGTCCATCCACGACGTAAAGTTCCACCCGTTTTACCGTCTTCATAAACACCAACTGGAGTACGTTTAATGACCTTTCTTAGCATACGAGCCGCCAACTCTTTAGCCGCATCTTCACAAAATTTATCAAAACCTGCACGTTCAAGCTTTTCCATCTTCTTTTGCATGCGTTTCAATTGTGCAATATTAACCCTGCCCCATCGCGCCATTAAGCCCACCCCTTGAATATGTCTAAGACAATCTCTTGATGATCAATAAACATACCCGGCTCACCGCTACGAGCATAATCAGCAGTCTTACCATTTTGTGTGACCGTGATTTTACAACCTGCAGGTATTTCAAATTCATTGCCTAGCGATAATTTAATTTGTTGGACCACAATGGCACCAGCACCCGTTTGAGATATAGCGCTAATATTTTTATGGGAAAGCTTACATTTAATCTCTTCGTGCAAAATAACTTCTTTATGAGTGGTCACGAATGTAATTGGATCTTCAACTTCTTTCCATTCGTACACCGTGCATTGCCCAATCCAAAGGCGTTCTAGGGCTTTACGTCGTTGGTTTACCACGTGAGCACCCGATATTTCACAAAGTCTATCTCGTTATGCTGCAAGTACATAATAAACGACTCAAACTTTTGCTCTGGGCTGTATTTCGCTTCGACTGCATATTCAACAGTTGTGTCACCATCTTGTAACTTTTTAACGGCACTACTAAAATTTAATGAGCTCACATCAAGCAAGCCCATCGATTTTTTAGCAAACAAAAATTCCCCGACGGCCATGTCTATAGAGACACTTTCTAAGCCCTGGGGAATTGCATCTAAATTTGTTTGGTTATTAATATGATCCTTTACTTTTTTAACAGCAAAAGAAAGCAAAAAGCCATCTGTACTGGATGGTTCATTGGTAAGTGTAATTCCGAGTGATACTAAACGCTCTTTCACTTTTTCAAGCATCAAATCACGTCCTATTCAGCTTTTTGAGCTTCTTCAATTTTTTCGATAATACCTTTTTCTGTAGTGGCTTTGCCGATATCAATGTTTTTTTGCTCGGCATAAGCCTTCAACTCATCAATGGACATACCTTCAAACTGGCTATCCTGTGTATTCGTTTGCTTTTCCGCAACATCACCGATAATTTCTACTAACTTTTCATTTACATGATCATCTTCCATCTCGAACTGTCCGTCTTGCAGATGTGTTTTACCCTTATAACGCACTGGAACATCAATTACTTTAACTAATTTCATCTGTAAGCCCTCCTTATGCAATCGGCTGTGCTTGGAATACGTTATTTGCTTCTGGGAATGATGGAATAGCAGTAGACGCTGCTTTAGCCCATGTTGACACTGGATCTAAACCTTCTTCAAAAATCATACCAATCACGTTACCAACGTTCGTCACTTCTTCATTACCTTGTCGTAATAAACGGCTTTCTTCTGGTGTTGGCCCGTTAAGCGTTTCACCTAATTGAGCATCACCGAACATTACGAATTTGTTCTCAGGGAAATAGCGCAACGTTGTATACATCCCGTTCGCATTTTGTACACGATATTTAGAATCGTATGTCGCAATGGTAGGTAAACCATGTGACTGCATGAATGAATTTAAATCCGCTAACGTAGCTACACGACCGCTATCTTTGCCGAATAAAGCAGCGATGATTTTCGCATTACGTAAAATTTGACCAGCAATTTTAGTGGATGTTAAAGCGCGCGTTGGCTTTTCGTCTAAAGCATCCGACCAACGTGTAATATCGCCAATGATATCCGCTGTATCTAGGTCCCATAAAGCAGTTCCAGTTAAAGCCTCTTTATGTTCATTTGGCACTTTATAATCAACTGTTAATGTGTCGCCACCTTCCATAGCAAGTGACAGTTTACCATTTGCTAATGCTTGCATACGCATTACTTCTTTTTCAGCGCGTACATCTCCAACAGCACGATCAATTAAATTGAATACACGCCCCATTAACACCTGCTGCTCTTGTGGTGTACGAGGGAATTGTAGCGCAATTAAGTCCTTCTCTTTGATTTGGTATTTCTTTTTAATGTAAGCAGCTTCAAGTGCTTGTTCACCGAATTCAACAGAACCAATTTCCGCTTCTGTATCAAAAGCATGAATTTTAGCAGCAACAGGAAGATTACTCGCACCTACTAAATATTCAAATTCAAGTGTGTCGTGCTTCACTTCTGGGAATAGCGTTTCACCTAAGAACGGCGTGATTTTACGCTCCTTTAAATAACTAAGAACTGTTTTATGGGCAAATAACTCTAAAATATCTGGCATATTAATTTTCCACCTTTCGATTATCGAAATTTAATTTCTGTTAATGCAGTTTTTGCTTCTTCTGTTGGTGCTGTGTGTAGGCGAGCTTCTAAAATATACGCTTCAACGATTAATGAGCCTGGTTGCGGACCATGTGTTACATCAACATCGTTGTACAAAATACCTTTCGCTGAAGCATCATTTGTAGGTAATACAGTACCAGCCCGTACAATTTTCTTTCCGTTAGCGTCAACTGGTACACCTGTATCACTAACTAACGTCGTAAATGATTGCACCTTTGAAGATGCTAAAAAGTTAACGCGATTATAATTTGTTACACCTTTTACATATGGCATGTGGATGCCCTCCCATTAATTAATTTTATCCCCAAGGATTCGGTGCATCGGACCCGACAGCACCTTTTTCGTTGAATTGTTTGGCAAATGCACTCCCTGCATCTAATTCGCCACCTGCGCCATTTTCACCGCCAGCAGGAATCCACCCTTTAATTTCAAGCTTCTTTTCTTCTTTTTCAGGAACAAACAAAAAGGACTTCGATTCTTGCAACGAATTACGTTGCTCATCCAGTCCCTTTGTGATATTACCTTTTTCATCAAGCTCAATTTGTTCTTTGTCGATAAGGCTTAAAACTAAGTCAACATCATGCACTTTACCTGTAAGAGCTAATTTTAAAGCAGTGGATAAGCGCTCGTCTTTTAGCTGTTTGGCATGATCTAATTTCGCCTGTGCATTTTCTTGCTGTAGGTTAGTGATTTTCTCTTGAAGTCCTGCAGCATCCACTTTCTTCAAACCTTCAAGTTGTGTATCACGATCTGCGATAGTATCGTTCGCAATTTTGAGCTCATTGACTTTATTGTCGAAATCGCTTTTTGGTACAGTCTGACCGTAACCATCTAATACCGCTTGCGCTTGTTCTTCTGTAAGTCCTAACGCGATTAATTGTTCTTTCGTCATTGTAAAAGCCTCCTTAGTGGATTTATCAAAGTTCGTTCTTTAACGTCTACGATAAAAGACATAATAAAAAGCCGTATCGCTACGACTAAATTTGTTGCATATAAACAACTGAATTAACAGGAGCAGAAAATACCATAACACCTGTTGCATCTAACATTACATAAACTTCATTTTCAATATGCGTTTCATTTACTGTGTCAACTTCACGAGAAATAATTGTATCGCCATTAGCTAAAACCACTTCGTATTTCATCATCTCACACCCTTTCAAGGAATAATAAAAGCACCTAACCTTTGCTATCTGGTTAAGTGCTACTCATTAAAATATTCTAAGTTTTGTTCTTCTAAATACGGCAATAAATCATAAATCTTATACAGTTTCTTACCTATTTCATTTACAGTGTCTTGCTGATCCATACCGTAAGCTACGATACTATCGTTCATATCGGATTGGATGTTGCGAAAGCTTTCATCACTCAATTCAAAATGAACAAAGCGATCATCTATGGTTTTATTTTCTGCATATTCCTCTATTTCAGGCACATGCTTTGCTAAAAAATCATAATCTTCTTTTTTAAGTTTCACCTTGTTCCCCTCCTTGATGATATTGGATTAACTTGTATTAAGTTACCTGTTTCAGTATTTACACTAACTTCACATGTATCGCCAACATATTTTTTACTGTTGTCGGTTCGTTTACTTATCTTCACTTCACCTTTTAGCAATGTGCTTTTAATATCCTCCAGTGAAACACCATTCCTTGAACGTTTAGTATTAGGATCTTCATTTGTCCCAAATACACGTTCAATGAAATGCTTGGATTGAGCTTTAATCACCGTTCCATCTGGTGTTGTAATACCTATCAATTCATTATCGATTCTGTTCTTATATAAAACGTAATCATCAAATGAAGTATATGGAGAAATCATATTATTTTCTCGGGATTTTTTGTAATCGTTTAGCAGGTTCCATTCATTGCTATTATTATACTTTAAATTTTGGAAAGTATCCAAAGAATTAGGACCCTGTTTGCCGATAATTGCTTTCATTTTATCGAATTGAAGTTTGTCACTTTTTTCATTTTTTTCTTTCTTTTTAGCAATAGCGATTTTTTCTTCGCCATGCTTTTCTACCTGTGTTTTATACCATTCATCATACTTCATATTACTTGGAACATAATACGTTTGCCCATCAAGGTCCCTTGCGATTCGCGTACCGTAATCATCATCGAAATATGGAGCTGTGGTTGAACGACATCTTGGGTGAAACGGATTGGCTGTAACGCCTGGTTCAAAATCCGTTTGTTTAAAAACTTTACCATCCATCGATCGGCAAATTGTACTTGTTTTATGGTCCAACGTAGCAATAACTTCATATTGCTCAACATCTAATTCCGCGTAAGCGTCTTTTGCTGCGGATGCACTAAAAAATGCCGCCTCAGTGTACACTAAACGAGCAGCATTTGAACGGGATGTATTCATTTTTTTAGAGATAGTTGAAATGATCTTGTCTGGTGCTTGACCACGTGCAACCGATTGAATGAGTTCTTTATGCAGCGTATCAATCAACATTCCTCTATCGCGCCAAATTTTAGCGCTAAACGTCATGTTATCGGCAGTCCATGGTTTGCTAATGATTTTAGTTAACTGCCGCTCATCAAGGGCTTGTAGAGTAAAACCAACATTGAAAGCCTTTTGAACCTCAAACGCTGTGTGATAATACTGTTCTTGATACGTTTCTTTCATCAACTGTTCAAAACCCTCAATATGTCCGTCATAGAGTTTTTCAACGTGTTGTTGCAACTGTATTCGTAAGCTCTCTAAACGGCTAATATGCACACGTGACGATGCATTTTCGAGCTGTTTCATCCACTTGCCATTGAGCGCGTTCTTTTTACCGTATTCGATATACTCTTCTACGGTCCACTGAAATTCTCGTAGCTCATCTGACTTCAACAATCGTTTCGCTTCATCCAGTGAAATTTCATTGTTAACGGCGAAACGGTTATACCACTTCAAAATATCTTTTTCGAGCTCATTCATGGTTTGAATGTACGCCTTTTCAAGATCACCATAATAAAAGATAGAGCGCTTGTGCTGGGCATCTTCTAATGCTTCAAAACGTTGTCGCCAGTAATTACGTTTCTTTGCCATTTAGCTCACCTTGCTTTTGCTTGAAATGGTCATCATAACCGTCATGCATATTCATTTCTTCTTGGCGCTCTTTCTTCAAACGTTTAAGTTCCAACTGTACATCTTTTACATATGGATGCTGCGCTAATCGGCTTTCCAGTGGCATGTAAGACGACTTTTCAAGCACTTCAACAACCTCTTTTTCGTTAATCAATACATCACGGTTGAAGATGACGGCTACCTTTTCACCTTCAAAGTCACCCTGACCTGTATTTGCCAAGTGCTGATTAATAAACCAAAGAAGCTCTTCAAATGAAGCTTGGAACTCGGTCTCAATACCATTCGCATCAAGCTCAATATCACTGTACATTGACTGAATATTCATTTGGTTTGGATTGTTGGCCATACGCTCATCTTTAGCATCGTAGCCACGGCCATTTTCAATGAGTGCTTTTTTGAATAGCGAAAGAATGGATTTGTAGTTATCGGCATTAACCGTAACAGTCAACGTATCAACGCCACCTTTAGCGCCATCTGCTGACCGAACTTTAACAGCACCATATTGAGCTAGGTTACGTCTGAACTCACCTAAATCCTGTCCATCGTAATTGTGCAACACAAGAATAGTATTACGTGCATCTTCCTGCATATTGTTCTCAAAATCACTAAGCATAATGTTAATTCCGTCTTGCAACGATTTTACGCGCTTGATCAACGGAATTTCCTTACTATTGAACTTAAACGGAATCAACGGTACACGCTGCCAGTTTACACCTTGTTCTTGCTCACCATCTGAAATTGTAATGTAAGGCTGTGTTTGAGTTGTTACATCTGGCACCAGGCGACCGTTAAACCATTCGTAATAATCGACACCCTGTATACTGTAAACTTCCGCTTTTTCTTTCACAACTTCTTTTTCACCTTCATATACAGTCATTGTAAAGATGCGGATAGCAAAATCAACAATCGTTTGCTCTGAATCCTGCCAAAATGGAATAATCTGATACGGCGGGAATCGTTTGATAGTAAACTCCCCGTGTTCATTGTAATAGGGATAGAGCCACCCTATGCCACCATTTAAAGCATCTTGACCTACTGCTTTTAGCGTACGATGGAAACGGCGATTAAAAACATTCTCTAGCGCTTTTAAGTACGGCTTGTTTTCGGATTCCAACGTAATCGGCTTACCTAGCTGATAGTTCACCTTTTGGTCAACAAGCTTGGCATATTGGTTATCCAAAATTTTGTTGTTTGGTAGGTTTTGCGCAATTTCTAACTGCCCACCTTTACCAATGATCCGACGTTTGCGTTTTAAGATTTCTTGCTCACCTTCATAATAGGCATCACCAACTAACATCCATTTACGCTTTTCAGAAGTTTTAAATTTACTTATTTCGTTTTCTAGCAACTTAATATTGCTAATGATTTTATTCGCTCCAGCTGTTACGTGCTCATTTAATATATCTGTATCGGTTATAGCCCCTTGAAACGGGAAAAAACCTGTCATTTAATCACCTCTTTTTAATCGAAACTGTATGTGCTGCCTCCATCAATCTTTTCGGCAATACCTGTTGTAGCATCAGGTGCATCGTCATGTTTGTTTTTACCTTCACGCTGGTACTCGTTCATAGCTTTGAAATATTCGGGCCATCTCTCGCGCCAATTACTAGGGAAATAAATATGGCCCATCACCCATGTGGCATTCGATAATATACGTGCTTGTTTGTTTTTACTTTGATGGAACGGCTCAATGCGCGTGAAATTCGAATTGTGGTTTGTTTTAAGTAATCGTTCAACTGCTCGAGCAAACCCTCGACCACCATTATTTGATTCAATATCAGCAATGTTAACCTTACCTTCAAACAGCACTTTGGCAGTGTCGGGTTCGGTTTTCTCCATGCCATCTTTCGTGTAAATGACATCAAGGATATACGCCTCGTTGTTAAATGTGACGCCATAGTTGATTGAACATAAGAAGTCCTCACCTGTATCCGCCGTATCAGTATAGTTCTTAATCTGTTTAAACTGCGGCAATTCACCGTCATAGGTTTTAAATTTGGTATACAATCGTCCCTTTTGGTCAATCGGTTCCTGCTGATAGTTAGCTGCAGCTATCTCTGGTCTCATAGCACGTGTTTTACTTTCGTATGATCTACGACTCAAAATTTCATCGCATAGCATCGAGCCATCTTCTTGCTGCGCCTTTAAATTAATATGACGAACCTTTTTACCTTCTTCTTTAAAATGAAGAAGCGCTCGCCCTGCTAAATCTTTAGAGGACCAACGCGTCATTATTATGATTATTTTTCCACCTTCTTCAACACGAGAGAGCATCGTATTTGTGAACCATTCCCAATGTTTTTCAAGTACACCCTCGTTAAATGCTTCTTCAGCGTTTTTGATTAAGTCATCGATAATAAGTAAAGAAGCACCAAATCCTGTTGCGGTACCAGTAGGAGATGTAGCAAGATAGTTATTATAACCACCCTCTAAGCTCCATAAGTTCATGGCGCCATCACCTTGTTTGATGCGTGTATCTGGGAAAATATCGCTATAAACTAATTTATCCTTATCCCCTTTAACCTCTGAAATATCATTTCGTACAGCTTTGGAGAATGTAGTTGATAGCATTTCATTATACGAACCCGTCATAATCTTTTCATTCTGATTTTGACCAAATACAAATTTAGCAAACATGGATGCCGTACGTGATTTTCCATGACGAGGTGGAACATTCACAATCATTACCTCATCATCAGATTGATAAAAGGCTTGCATTTCATCACACATGTAAATTAAAAAGGCTCGACTCTCTTTATAAAAAGAAGGAGCGAGCACATTACAAAACTTGAAGAAGTTCGTTTTCGCTTCATCGAGTGCTTCCAGCTGCAGTAACGTTTCCAACTCTAATAATTCTACATCTGTAATCATTTTAACTTCGCCTTCAATTCAGCTATTCGTTTTTGTCGTTCTTCGGACGTCATTTCAATGACTGTATTGGTTACTTCACCGCTATGCTCAACCTGTTGTTTATCACGCCATTCAACAGGCTTACGATTCTTCAACCAAAAGATTTGAGCAGTTACATCTGGAACAACTTCTTTTGACCGTTCCTCAACTAGTACGCTTTTATAACGAGAAACACCCAGCTCGACTAAATGGATTTCTTCCATCGTCGCTTCTGGGTGTTCCAATTTATATTTTTGTACAGTCACTTTTTGAAGCATGTGATGTTCATCGGCTGACATCTGTACCTGTTCGTATTTCTTTTCCATGTATTCATAGCCCAGTGCACGTTTAAGCAAGGCGTTTTCAACTTGACGGTCGATTACCTCTTTACCTCTTTTTAAGGCTGCCGAAAGTGCTGGAAACTTATCTCTCCATATCCGTAATGTTGAATAGGCGATGCCCATATTTTGAGCAATCTGTTCATCAATTAGCCCGTCTCTCGCCCATCCTTCAACCTTAATTAACCCTTCATCGGTTAGCCATTCGGAATACTTTCCTTTAGCACCGCCTTTGTTGACTTTCCCAATGGCTTCACCCCCTTATGCTAGTTGCTTGGAAAATACAAAGAGCACTTACACAGTAGGTAAGCGCTCCTTGGTAAATTTTCAAATTGCCCCGTTGTTTCTCAAATTGGTCATAATTTGTGGATTATCACTTTCAACGCTATAAAAGAAAACTTCATCCATGTAACTTTCAATATCCCAGTTGTCAATACTCCACTCATTTGAAGTTATTAATATAATTTTTTTGGACTCAATTTCGGCCAACTCAATTATAAATTTTTTCAACCGATTTGAATCATCTAATACCATTTGAACGGGGTAAATCAAAGTAAATGTATCTTTGTTTCCTTCGGGATTAAATTGAGTATGTGTTGCATAACTGCTTATATTTATACTCATTTTACCCAATTTGTAAATTGCAGTTGATTTAATTGCATCTGGTAAAAGATTTTTCTTAAAAGCACGGTTAACATGAGATGCTATGTTAGACATGGAGCTAGTCCTAATAATTCCTTTACTAAAGTATCTATCCAAACAAGAAAGAACCACCCTTAACTTCGCTTCATTATCGTAACCTCGTACAAGTAAGTACTTTTTATTTTCATTCTGCAGAAAACTTTCGACTGCTAGTATGGCTGTTTCTTTATCAGTCATTACATCACCTCCCACCCCATCATAAAACAAAATGGAAGGCAATCCCATAAAGTCTGCTCAGGAAATAAAAAAAGTTCGTAAACTATTGTTCACAAACTTGTTCACCTATTTATTTTTCTTCATACCAGGTAATATCCATGAAGTTTCTACAAATTCCCTTTCTTTTACTAACACTTGACCTGATTCTTCTAGTAGATATAAATGTTCGGATCTTGTTTCAAAGCCATAAATATATAAAAACTTTTCCTGTTCAGTGGTACTATATCTTATCTCTAATTTTTTAGGTTTACCATCGTCCACCAAAGGCTCAGTAACAAACGGTATTGGAATGAATACTTCTACGTCGTTTTTCATATGATCAAGATATGCTTCATAAAGACTTTTTTTATAATAATCCTCGTCTAAATATAACTTTAATTCACATTCTATAATTACATCAGGTGCACCTAGAAATTTCAATTGGAAAAAACCTATTTTCCCATCACTATTTATTTTTGATAAATTTTTTAGTTCAGTGTAGTAATCAAATTCTATTATTTTAGAATCTCGATTTAAATCAACCTCTGCTAAATTATAACTTGCTCTTAGATCATTACATACAATAAACGGTCTAGCTTTCTTTTTGTTTTCTATTTCCAATTGTTTAAATTGAAAATCGATTTGAGTTTTAGCAGCGACATATGCACCAATTGCTCCAATTATTCCACCCAGCATTCCTAAACTTCCACCGATTATAGTTGCAACTTGTTCACTATCACCTAAAATTGCTTGAGTTACCATTGCGAATAACGATATAACAAAAACCACCAGCGATACTGGTAATAATATTAAAGTAAATTTATTTCCCATTTAACACCCTCCCACCCCATCATAACTAAAGATAAGAGGTTATACTACCAAAATTTCACTCTCACCTAAAACAGCAATACGCACTATTCAAAGCCCTAATCAATCATAGGTTTAATCGTCCCACCACATACACATTTACTAGGCACTGTCTTTTTAACCGTTTCATTCCTAACGATCGTACGCCCATGCTTTGTACTAACCACTGGAGCAGGACGCTCACAATCTTCACACTGTAAAACAAACCGCATGACACTCACCCCTTTCTGGACACAAAAAAGAGCGCTGCATAAGCAGCACTCCTGTAGTAGTAATAGTAGCCTCTCGTTTATTATTGTGGTAAAAACGATTTGCCCTTAATCTTTTAATCTTTTAAAAGGACGAAGTCATTGCATAAGAGAAGTAAAACCGCTCCGACCTCCCTCCCAGTTTACACCGCCGTTTTTTCATAAGTCAAAATGCGACTTATTTGGCTATTTTGGCTAATCTGGCTAAACACAGCTATTTTCTTTAAACGTACATAATCTTTCGAAGCAGATAGATGCTCAGCGATTTGTCGATATGTCATGCCATCCAATAAGCAATCGTATATCGTTTGTAGTTGCTCGTCCTCAACTAGATCATATGCGACCTCTAAAGCATAAACATAAGTACGCATTTTCTCTAAGCGTTGAATTTGACTACGTTCACGTACATCCATGCGTTTCATTTCTTCTGCGCTACGAATCGAACTTCCTTTTGGCATTGCAGCATCTAATCCATATTGAGCCACACCCCATGATCCCATTGAACTGTTGGTACCATATAA